AGCGACTTGTGCCAATACGGCATACTGAACAAATAATGGGTCATACCGAACATCTGCAACGATTTCTGGATCTCCCGAATGTCTTTGTGCATGACAAGAAGACCTGGCTCCAAATTGGAGGAAATGGCAATGTATGGGATGTTAAGACTTTGTGGTGGTATACGTACGGCGAAGCATATGATGAATCACATTATCCAACACCAGCTCACACATTCTATTGGCGTCGACACACTGCATTATCACACATCAACACCATTATACCAATGCAACAGCATTTAGCAATGTGTCAAAAGATTCGTCACTATGCCTGGCCAATGTGTATGAATGCAGAATTAACAGATTCATATCAACATTTTGATTCAGTGTATCCGGAAGTATTTGCAGCAATAGAATCTGCGGGTCTACGGGTTACTGACACATTTCGAATGCCAGAAATTGTAACAGATGGATTTGTGTATAGCAGTTATAATTATCATACTACTACAGGTCGTCCCAGCAATGCAAACAGAGGATTCAACTTTGCGGCAATGAACAAAGAAGATGGAACTCGTGATGCATTCTGCAGTCGTTTTCCAGATGGGGCTTTGGTTGAAATGGACTTTGATGCATATCACGTGCGATTGATTGCTCGGTTAATTGGATATCCTTTACCGGACGGATCCGTGCATGAGTATTTTGGCCGATTTTATTTTGACGCCGAACAATTAACTGCTGAACAATATGAACAGAGTAAACAAATAACATTCCGGTTGTTGTATGGTGGTATCGATGCTGAGTTTTTATCAATACCATTTTTTCGGCAAGTAAATGACTTAGTATACACGTTGTGGCGACAATGGAAAGCAAAAGGATACATAGAAACGCCGGTACTAAAAAGACCTATAACTTCAGACTCTGTAAAGAACATGACAGCAAACAAACTATTTAATTACTTTTTACAGGCAACAGAAACAGAAGTATCCGTGCAAAAACTACGGCAATGTTTAGCAGTATTGCATGGACATGAAACACGGATGATTTTATATACATATGACTCGGTTATGTTTGATGTGCCGGTAACAGAAGCTAAAGACATATTACCACGAATTAAAGATGCATTGCAACAAGGAAACTTTCCGGTTAAAGTTTCTGTTGGGAATATTTATAGTAAAATGAATACTATCACGTTATGAACATAGATTCTATTTTAACAGAATGGAGATATCGTTTACCTGCAGGGTATCCTAAGACCATTGACGATTTCCGAGTACTGCAAGATGTCATTTTAGAAATGACTGATGTAGATTTAACTGAAGCTGAACGTATTGTTCGCAGAGCAATGGGATTAGATGAAGCTCCCGAAGATGAAGAACAATCTGTTACGGCATCTACCGAATCATTTTTAGATGCTCGAAAATTCGAACAATTCATTATGAATACATACAGTGTACCAGGCCAACAAATTATTGGATTACGGGGAATGTATGATGCAATTCAACAATTACCAGATGACGAAAAAAATGCTGTTTTAGATATTATACGTAAACCTGCAAATTTAACACTTCGTACTGGAGTTATACCAATCCGAGGATCTTTTGAAACATTGTATGACATTATTCGAGATACTATTAAAATACCAAATGGTGATGAATCCGAATTATGGTTTGCAATTTCATATGACGGACGAGTAAAAGGAGCCGTAGCTGGAGAAACAGGAATTGAAGCCGATATTGAAATTGGCGATCAAACAGTTTCATTGAAAAATTACAATAAAACAACATTTGACTTCGGATCATTAGATGCTGAATCGACAGAACAATTAAATTCATTTATAGAATTAGCAAAAATGTTAACGGGTCAGGATATAAGTAAATCAAAAGGCCGAGAACAGATCAATAATATATTAAATATGATAGATGATCCGGCGGTTGAACGAGAAATACAAGAATTAATTGATATGAGAACAACAACACATATTCGAATGATTCAGCGCATTGGAGATCGATTAAATGATTTACTTAATTCAGCCGAAGACATCGATTCTATTATACAATCATTTTGTAAAAATATCGATACACTGTTAGTTAGAAAAATAAATTCTGTTAGTTGGTGGGGTATGATTATCAAACCAAATAAAACATTGTTTTTAGAATCATCATCGGATTTATATCAAGTACTTAAATGCACGGATGATTATAGGTTATCTCCGGCAATTGCAAATTTTCATCAAAATCATTTATTTGTATTAGGCAGTCAAATGTCAACACAAGTAACAACAAAACCACAGGATTAATGCATTGAAAACACAATTACTTTGCACATTTGCACATCGCAGTGATTTAAATATCATAACCGAATACATACAAACAAGTTATGATGTCCCCGAACGCAGAATATTTGTGTTTTCCAATGCAGATGTTCCGGACAATTTGTATTGTACATACAATGCATATGAAACACAGCGTCGAGGACAGAATACTATAAGCATCCATCGCAAGAAAGAAACCAATACCTTGTATACGGTTAATGCATTGAATGAAGTTATACGCAAAGTAAACAACGGTGTATTAGACAAAACATATCAACTAGATTGGCAGCGTTATCAGAATTCGTTTATACTAACAGATGATGCCGGATACCGTGTTATTAACTTGATATTCTTTAGGAAAATTTCTTGGAATTGATATTTATATTATATAAGGAATATGATGAATAAAAATATTTTAACAGAAAACATGAGACGATTTAGAACTAAAAATCTAAATGAAGATTCTGACCAAAACAATAACGGATATCCAGATAGCACGGAAACATTTTACTATGGTGAAACGACTGATGTAGAAAATGAATTTAAAATAAAAAATACACCGGGAGTATATCTAATTAAAGATCCAAAAAATCTTAAAGACTTTGATCCAATGTCGCATGAAACCATATGGGTATCATATTCTCCAGGCTTATCTAAACAGTTAGGAATTGGTAGAATGAAGCGATATATGTTACAACACCCATCTAATGGTCAGTTTACATATTACATTGCTACAATTTTAAAAAAACCTAGACAGAATGAATATTACATAACACGTTTTGATATTTAATAAATAAAAAACAAAAAAACTTAACTAATTACTTTGAATTAACGAATTAATTACTTATTATGTAATTAATATTTTATATTTTTATTAACCAATTAAAAGGAGTTAACTAATGGCTTTAAATTTAGATGCTATTAAAGCAAAGCTGAATCAGTTGAACAAGGCTGATGACAAAAAACAAAATTTGTGGAAACCTGAAGCAGGTAAGACACGTATCCGAATTGTACCGTACGTACATCGCAAAGACAATCCGTTTCTGGAATTGTATTTCCATTACGACATCGGCAAAAAATCAATGCTATCACCAATTTCTTTCGGAAATGCCGATCCAATCGTAGAATTTGCAGACAAACTCAAAAAGACAGGTGATAAAGATGAATGGATCATGGGTCGTAAAATTGAACCTAAGATGCGTACTTATGTTCCTGTAATTATTCGTGGTAAAGAATCTGAAGGAGTAAAGTTTTGGGGCTTTGGAAAACAAATCTACACTGAGCTTCTTTCTATTATCTCTGATCCAGATTATGGTGATATTACGGATCTAATGAATGGTCGTGATATCGATGTAGAATTCACACCGGCAGTATCAGCCGCAGAATTTCCTAAGACAACTATTCGTGTTAAGCCAGCAACCACCCCGGCTACTGAAGATAAAGAAGTTGCACAGAAGATTATGAATCAGCCTGTAATTACCGATATCTTCCCAGAGCCAACATATGATGAATTGGAAGCTGCTTTAACAGAATGGATGAATCCAGAAAATGCAGACAGTGATGTAACTTCAACTGATGAAGATGATGCACCAGCCGCACCTGCAAAGGCACCGAAAGCCGCTGCTGCACCTAAAGTAGATGACGTGGCTTCTGCATTCAATGATCTATTCAATTCCTAAGGAGTAACGCATGGCAAAGAGTAAAAGCAAACTAGAACTGGAAGATGCATTAGCAAACAC